CCGGTTCCAGAAAAAGAGTCTACAGATTTAACAGGAGATTTTAATTCTGCCCGAAGTAATATTTCTTCTTTGATTGATACTGGAATGACCGCATTGGATGGAATATTAAAAGTGGCAACAGAATCTGATTCTCCTAGAGCATATGAAGTATTATCTAATATGATCAGAACTTTAAGCGAGATGAACAAAGATCTAATGGATATACATGAAAAAATGTCGAATACCGAATCTAAAAAGATTACAGTTAAAAATACAACAAACAACTCAATATATGTCGGATCTACTAGTGATCTTCAAAATCTAATCAATAAAGAAAGAAGTCCATTAAAAGTTTTTGAAGAAGAGGATAAAGAATGAAGAAACCAGGATATCTAGGAAACACAAACCTTAAACCAGAAGGTCAACGCATTGAATTCACTAAAGAACAAATAGAAGAATATGTTCGTTGTGCCCGAGATCCTAGTTATTTTGTATCCAAATACATCAAAGTAGTTTCGTTAGACAAAGGTCTTGTTGCTTTCGACATGTATCCGTATCAGAAAAAAATGATCGAAATGATTCATAATAATAGATTTGTTATAGCAAAACTTCCAAGACAAAGTGGAAAAACTACAACAGTTGCCTCTTATTTGCTACATTATATTTTATTTAATCAGAGTGTTAATATTGCCATCCTGGCAAACAAACAGTCTACTGCAAGAGAAATTCTTGCACGGTTGAAATTGTCATACGAGTATTTGCCTCTTTGGTTACAACAAGGAGTTCGAGAGTGGAACAAGCACTCTATTGTTTTAGAAAACGGATCTCGAATCATTGCAGCGGCCACTTCTTCTAGTGCAATTCGCGGAGGATCTTACAATGTTATTCTTTTAGACGAATACGCACACGTTCCCACCACAGTGGCAGAAGAATTTTTTAGTTCTGTTTATCCTACAATCACTGCCGGTCAAACTACCAGAGTCATAATGATTTCTACTCCAAAGGGTCTAAATATGTTTTATCGTTTTTGGAAAGGGGCTCAAAGCAAACAAAACGAATATGTTCCGATGGAAGTTACATGGGATGAGGTTCCGAAATATCCAGGAGGTCCATTACGAGACGAAGACTGGAAACAAGAAACTATACGAAATTCTTCAGAACGACAATTTCAAGAAGAATTCGTATGTGATTTTATCGGATCAACCAATACTCTGATATCTTCTCAAAAATTAAACAGCTTGGTCTGGAAAAAGCCTATTTCTAAAACTAATGACGGATTAACAATTTTAGAACCGAGTCCAGAACCAAATGAAGAAGGACGATCTAATATTTATTTTATGGTAGTAGATGTGGCTCGTGGACAAGGAAAAGATTACAGCGCATTTACTATTGTAGATATAACTAAATTTCCGTATCGTGTAGTAGGAAAATATAGAAATAATACTGTTTCTCCATTACTGTTTCCGTCTATTATTCGTGCAGTTGCTGGCAGATACAACAATGCCTATGTGATGGTAGAACTAAACGACATTGGAGCCCAAGTGGCTGACGTATTACATACAGATTTAGAATACGAAAATTTAGTTAAATCTAATATTTTAGGTCGAAAAGGACAGGTTTTAAATGAAGGCTTTGGAAGACAAAAATCTCTTCAATTAGGAGTCAGAACAAGTCAAATAGTCAAAAAAGTCGGATGTGCAGTTTTAAAAAATCTTATAGAAAACGATAAATTAATTGTTGAAGATTCTGATATTATCGAAGAACTTACCACCTTTATTGCGGATAATTCGTCGTTTCAGGCAGAAGACGGGTATACAGACGATTTGGTTATGACTCTGGTTCTATTTTCTTGGGCGACTCGTCAAGAATTCTTTAAAAATATCACAGATTCCGATATCAGAACAGAAATGTATTCTCAAGAAATGAAAAAAATAGAAGAAGATTTGTTACCGTTTGGTTATATTTTAGACGGAACTTCTGAGATATCACTAGAATCTGATTCAGGAGATACAAAAAAGGATAACTGGTTATTGGCACATCAACCGGAGGATCCAAAACGATGGGTGGATTTGTACCGACAAAATAGATTTTTTTGAAAATATGCAAAAATATAAATAAGTCAATTAGAATATTATCATCACACAAGGAGATCTAAATGGCAACAAGACCACGTCCACAAGTTAGTATAAAATTAGCAGATGATTCTTTTATTATTCCACCAGGATTATTATTTCCTTCTCCTACTATAGCAGGATGCTATGCACCCTCTTTACATCTATTAGCAAAATCAGAAGAAATAGAAGCAGGTGCAATGAGAATTACTAGTATCGGTGACTGGTTTAATAGAGTTCGATTGTTATCAGAACAAGCCTCTGGAGTAACAGAAGGCAATCCAGATAGAAATAATATTATTATGCGTGGAATTCCAGATTCTAATGGAGTAACTACCGGTGGAGCAATAGGACTACTTAACGGTAAATTTGGTATAACATATACTATAAATCCATTGGAGGGCAGCAGTGGAGCAACTCTTGAATTTGATGCGGATAATAAATTCCGACCTCATTGGTGGTCAGTTAACAATATATTACAATACGGCGCAACAGTAATTGTAGGATTTAACGGAACTGGATTTACTGGTGCATTAGGAGTTCCTAGTAATTTGGTAAATCCTGTAACACAGGCCGCCGGATTTGCATCGACAGCATACGAATATGACATTGTATTTCAACCTTATCATTCCGATGCTGATTGGAGTGGTACGGAGTTTACTGCTCCAAGTGATCGCACTGATGTTGTTACAATAGTTGATGGATTAAAATCATCAGAGGCACCTGTAATCGGCATAGTAAACGCAGGAATTACAGGCACAATCGACAGTGACGATAACTTAGATGTGGTTGGAGAAAACCCATATCTAATAAGTACTGCAGGATTTAAAAATCATTTAAATTCAACACAAGATTCTGGATCCTCTAATCTTATTTCAACTCCGTTGTGTGTTGATTTAGCCGGTATACTGATAAGAAACGATAGAGTGAATGGTCCATGGATAAGTCCTGCTGGTACGAAAAAAGGACAAATCCTTAATTCAGTTAGTCTGAGTAAAAAATTAACCACAGACGAACAAGATCGTCTTTACAATAGTAATGTGAATCCAATAATCTCAGTAAAGGGTTCTGGTACTTTCTTGTTTGGTGATTTAACCATGGCGGCAGATACTTCATCTCTAATAGGAATCAATGTAATTCGTACCATAATAGAGATTAAACGACAGTTGTTGCCATCAGCACAAAATATATTGTTCGAAAATAATACACCAGAAACTAGACTGAAATTTGTCAATGTAGCAGAAAGTTTATTGACAAGAATTAAATCTCTTGGTGGATTAACCAGTTTTACTATACAATGCGACGAAAATAATAATCCACAACAAGTTATAGATTCTAAAACTTTCGTTGCTGATATCAGAGTAAAAATTCCTGGATCTATTAACTATATACTTATATCACTAACAAATACCTAATAAAGGAGATTTATGTCACAGTCCAACAATCCCAGTACATTACTTTCATTTAGAAAAACATTTTCTGGAATACGAGCAAACAGATACAGTTTAGATTGTCCGTTTCCTACAAATGCTGGATTTGATTTAGCAGAAAAAGTATATGTTCGAGCTATATCTTTTCCTGGATCTAACATCGGAATGATTCCGGTAGCATATCAAGGACGAGTTGTAAAATACTCAGGCGAACGTCAGTTCGGAGAATGGACAATGCAAGTATATGACAGTTCAGATAGAGATCTCAGAAAAAGACTAGAAGACTGGATGCAAACTTGTGACAATGCTAGTTCGCATGCCTACAACTCTGACGTTTCTAGAGATTGGGTAGTAAATTACGGCGACGATACGCATACCAATTTTGGAACTACACATCCTGGTCATATAGGTCCAGGAACTCGAAGATCTCTTAAACTAAGAAGTTGTTGGCCCACAGATATCAGTCCAATAGATCTTTCACATGACTCATACGATACTTTTGCAGAATTTAGTTTAACAATAGCTTACGATTATCACGAATATGTAGATAGTGGTGGAAATGCCAATATTCAAGGATTTGGAGGAGCAGGATCGGCATCAGGAGTATCATAAAGTATTAAAGTAAACTTGTATACATAATGATATGGCATTTGAAATATTTGGATTTTCTTTTGGTCGACAATCTGAAGGAACAACAGGATCTATTCCGAAATCAGGAATAGATTCTTTTGTTGCTCCAGATTCTTATGACGGAACTTATGTAGTAGAAAGCGGAGGCCTTATGGCCTCTGTTTACGACTTTGGTGGTCTTGCGTACAGCAATGACGCAACATCAATTCAACAATATCGAGCCATGTCTTTGTATCCAGAAGTAGACATGGCAATAGAAGATATTGTAAACGAATGTTTGGTATTTGAACCAGACGGATCTTCCGTTCGTTTAGATCTTACCCGAGTTCCACTTTCAGAAAATATCAAAAGAAGGTTAAATGAAGAATACGATGGAATTTTAAAATTACTGGATTTTAAAAGCAGAGGATACGAATATTTCAGACGATGGTATATTGACGGTAGATTATATTTTCACAACATCATAGACTCTAATCGACCCGAAAAAGGAATTCAAGAACTTCGTTCGATCGATCCCACAAAGATAACAAAAGTCAGAAAAATAGAAAAAGAGTTAAAAACTGTAGGTACAGGCACTGAAACAAAACAAATTTATATTATTAAAAATATAGACGAGCATTTTTTGTATACAGATATGGCAGCAGATTCTTTGCTTCCTACCACAAATACTGGTCTTAAAATTTCTACTGATTCAATAACATACATTCATTCTGGTATTGTGGATCAAACAACTAAAAAGGTAATGGGATATCTTCACAAGGCAATCAGACCTCTTAATATGCTTCGACAGATTGAAGATGCAGTTGTAATTTACAGAATGTCTAGAGCACCAGAACGAAGAATCTTTTATGTGGATGTTGGAAACTTGCCCAAGCAAAAGGCAGAACAGTATATGAAGGATCTTATGGTTCGTTATCGAAACAAACTGTCGTATGATCCTAAGACTGGTCAAATAAAAGACGATTGGAATCATAATTCCATGTTAGAAGATTTTTGGATTCCTCGCCGAGACGGAGGCAGAGGAACTGAAATCACTACTTTGGACGGAGGTCAACAACTAGGTCAACTAGAAGACGTAGATTATTTGTTGAAAAAATTGTTTCGTTCTTTGAATGTTCCACTCAGTCGTCTCGAGGCACAAAACGGATTCAATATGGGCAGAATGGGAGAGATTACTCGAGACGAAGTCAAGTTCTTTAAATTTATTGAACGAATGAGAATGAAATTTGCTGAATTGTTTTTAGATCTACTTAAAAAACAATGTCTGCTTAAGGGCATAATGACTACAGCGGATTGGAAAACCATAGAATATTATATTGATTTTAAATTCAATAAAGATTCGTATTTTGACGAGTTGAAAAATATGGAAATTCTTAAAACAAAAGTAGACATGCTAGGAATCATGCAACAGGCCTCTGGCACTTTATTTTCAGACAAATATATTAGAAAACAAATTTTGAATCAAACCGATGAAGAAATGGCCCAAATGGATGTGGAAATGGCACAAGAACGAGAAATTAAAATACAACAACAAATGGAACAACAACAGAGAGATTTAGCCATGCAACAACAGGCCGAAGGAGAATCTGCTGATGGTGGAGAGTAATGTCTAAAACAACCAAAAAATCTCAATATTCTGGTATTTTTCAATATTTTGATGAAGGATTTTACGAATTCTTAACTCTGGTAGAACACACAAAAATACCAAAACGAATCAGATTTAAAAATAAAAATACAGTAACCATTAACAATTCTCAAGCGGCAAAGATTAAATTTTTTATACATAATTCTGGTCTTAAATACAAAACTAGACAATTAAGTAAACTGTTACTGCAACATCCTGTACAAATTCAAAATATTATAAATAGGAGTA